GAGCCCGTCTCCTCGTCAGTACACCTTCGGGACGACGTTCCGCTGGGGCTCTGTCAACTCCACGCAGAGCTACTACGCCGAGAAGGGGTTCAACGGTAACTACGTCGTCAAGGCGACCGTTGCCGAAGACTACAAGGTTGTCTCGGCCAAGGCCGGCTATCTGATCACGGGATGCCACGACTCGACGCTGCCCTGATCTCCTGATCCTCGATGGCACCCAATCCACGTAACGGGGGCCCTGCCCGCAAGGCGCAGACCGCCCCCAATGCGACGCTACCGCTCGGAGCACCCGTTGACGACTCGGCTACTGCTGACGTCGTCACGGGTGTCTCCAGCGCGGCCACGGGCATGCCCAGCGCTACTCTCGCGATCGGCGCGGAGTTACTGTGCGAGCCCTTCGAGACTGGCGCGGCCGTCATCGGCACCGTCGTGTCGATCGACGACAACAGCGCCGAACTCACGCTCGCCGACCTCGGGACGACGTGGCCCGTTGGGCTCGACCGTATCGACGTCAACGCCGGCACGTGGGAGCACGTTGCTGACGACTACCCTGTGGTGGGTGACAAGCCGCTGTTCGATGCGGCGCGCCGACCATGGCTCACTATAGCGGCGCCTACCGATGCGTCGTCGGGCGCTGCCGATCTGAGAGACGCAGCCGCGCAGTTCGCGACGCTGTCCGAGGCTACGGCTCGACTCGCTGAACCCGAGGCACTGGCCGCCGTCGTTGCGCCGCTTGTCGGCATCGACGACGCTCCCGTCGAGGTGCCGCTCGCAATGACGGCACCTCACCTCGCCGAGCCTGAGCCCATCGCCAAGGCTGCTCCGCCGGTCGCTCCACTGCGTCACCCTGGCGCCGGCTGGATCCTCTGTCGCGTCACTGGACTCGGCTCTGTATCGGGCGACTGGATTCGACAGAACGACGGGCGACAACTCGGCGTTGCTCGCTCGGGTGACGTTGGGTTCTTCACCGCCGCCACCGTCGCCAAGTTCAAGAGCATCGGCCTCGCTGGCGTGCTCACGCCCCTGTAGTCCTCACCCGTCGAGATAACGTCCATGGCCTCTTCATACTACATCACTGCCGAGGATGCGGAGTTGGCCTTGGGCCGGGCTACGTTCGTTAAGTTGTTCGACGACAACAACACGAAGCGTGTAAACGATGCTGCCGTCCTGGCGTGCATCGCGCGGGCCTCGGCTCGTACGACTGCGGCAATGGCGCACAACTACGCCGGAGACGTGCCGTTCGCTTCGCCGATCCCCGAGATGGCGCAAGAGTTGACGCACGCCTACTTCGCCGCGTTCGCGTGGCCGCGCAACACCGACCTCATGAAGTCGGTTGACCTCAGCGCGGCGAAGCTCCTAGCGTCGGCGGATGCCCTCGCGAAGCTACTTCACGATGCTGTGATCCGCGTCGTCGATGCGCTGCCGAACGCTGTGCCGACCAACGTCGGCGGGGCGATTGGAGCCATCGGCGGATCGTACGCTGTGCCGAACCCGCCTGAGTCGAAGTTCGCCAACATGGGTGACTTCTAGTGCCGAGCGCGACCAGTCAAGTCGGGCTGCTACAGCTCCCGATAGCAGCCGGCGCGACCGACGCCACGCTGGCGGATCCCGTGGTGGACGGGCTACTGGCCTACGTCGCCCACTGGATCAAATGGGGCCTTGACGCAAAGCTCGCCACGATGACGGCGCCTCCGTGCAAGGATCCAGGCGACGTGACGGCCGTCGCCGATGCGTGCCCGACGGCGAACCGATTCGGCACTGACCCGAGCTTGCTCGTTGAGAGTTTCAACAAGCCGGCGCTATTCTGTTGGTGGGATGGTCGAGACTCGGTCAAGCAGTTCACGATCGTCAAGTCGATGCGCGTACGCGGGATCCAGTTCCTGTACGTGTTCGACGCCATCAAAGACAGCGACGGACCCAGCGACCCAGACGCTACCGGCATCGAGGCCAAGGTGCGCTGGGCTGGTCTGCTGAATGTGGTTGCGTCGCTCATGCAGCGAGCATTCACACGATACAGCCACCCAACGTTTACGCCGTCAACGACGGGCGCCGCAACCGGTGCCGACATCCGAGTCTCGTTGGGACTGACGGACCTACTCTACGAAGGCGGGCAACCGCTTGGACTGGGCGAGATGATCACCGAAGCGGTGCGCCAAGCGGCGTCTGCGGCGGGCAGCCGGCAGACCACGGAAGAGGGCGGGTTCAGCGTCATCTACCCATGTCTTCGATTCAGCGCCAAGGTGACCGAATTGATTGGCGATGACGAGTTCAACGACCTCGACAACGGTGGCACGGCCCCCGACGACACGGGCGACATCTTCGTCACGTTGCGTGGGGCAGAGAGCGATCTCGGCGATCCTGTCGATATCGTGGTGGGCATCATCCCGTCGGACGCGTGAGCCTATGATCCCCCGACTCGCCGCAATCGTTCGAGCATCGGTCGCTGCAATGCAGGCCGATCTCGCTGTCCCGACAGAGCGCTACGCTATCCCGCTCGACGTGCCCGCGCTGTTCCGCTGGGCAGTCGGCTCGATCCTCGCTGACGACGGCTGGACGGTCCTCGTCCCCACGGGCTCATCGAACTACCAGGGCGCCTGGCTTCGCGTGCGTGAGGCTGACAAGGGCGCAGACCTCACCGCTGCGACCACGACGCTTACCGTCGGCGGCAAGCGCTGGCGCCGCATCCCCGCCGCTACGTTGACGGCCAATCAGTCGATCGCGCTGTCGACCACCAACGCCGCCAATGGCGACTGGATCCACGTGAGCCGCGAGGACGTCGGCGCCTACACGGTCGCGCTGACGAACAGCGGACCCGCCGCCGGCACTGTCGCGACGTTTCCTGTTTCGGTGCGGTCGTGGGCCCTGTTCTACTTCGACGGGACCAACTGGCTACACCGCGCGTCGGGCCTGTCGCTGTAACTGGGATATCGCTCGACGCCAAACAGCTCGGCGAGTCGATCGAGATCGTCGCCCTTGGCGCGACACGGGCTGAGACGGTCATCCAGATACGCGCCGGATTGCATGACTGGCGGCAACACGTACTCGCCAGACGCCTCGTCAAGAATCAACACCAGCACGCTGCTTACGTCATTCATTCGGCGACTGTAGCACAGCCGCTCTACAGACTCCACACGCCGCACATTCACCGCGCCACCGTCGGCGTGGCGGAGCACCACCATGCCTCGATTCCTCCTGTTCAAGAGCGGGCCCGATGCGCTCGTCGCCAACCCGCATGCAATCGGCGTGAACCCGCCACGGTTCGCCGGTCGACGGATGCGCGACGTCCCACCATCTCCAAAGGTGAGGCCCGAAGACGAGCACCCCAACCTCGTCGACTTCTACGAGCCGTGCGAAGAAGTGCTGATCGATCATCCGCACCTTCGTGACGCTGCGAAAGCGGGCGATGGCGAGATCCTCTGTGTCGTCACCGCGAGAACGCGCGCCGACGCTGACAAGCAATTCGAGGCTGAGGCAACCAAGCGTGCCACCTCGCAAGCGATGACGCGCACCGCGGCCAAGGCTGCAAAGAACGAGGTAAGCTGATATGCCGCTCAGTGGGATCAGTGCCACGGATCCGACTCCGGGCACTCGGCGCGAACTGATCTTCAACGCTGGCTCCTCGCTTGGTGCGGGGGTGTCGCGTTCGATCATGCTCTTCGGCAACAAGTCGTCTTCCGGTACGGAGACCGTCGAGACGGTTGGCGGTCCTATCCTCAGCGATCAGGACTTCAAGGATCGTTTCGGCGGACGCTCGGAGCTGTACCAGATGTGGCGCGCGCTCCTCGCCGCCAACCGCACCAGCCGCGTCTACGCGATCGGCGTGACGGATGCTGCCGCCGGAACCGCTGGAACGTGTACTTTCACGTTCGTCACTGCGGCGTCTGCCGGGACGACGGTTGACGTCTACTGGGGCGGTCTGCAAACGTCGTTCTCTGTCGTCTCTGGTGACGCGATTGCGACGCAGGCGACCGCGCTCGCCGCTGCGATCAATAACGCTGACCAGGGCACGTGGCCTTTTACCGCGGTCGGCGCGCTTGGCGTTACCACGGTGACGCACAGCACTGTGGGCGACCGAGCTGGGCTCACGCTCGAACGGATCCGCGTGGTCTACCGGGCCAACGTCACCACCGTATGCACCAAGAGCGCGGTCGCTGAGGGCACGGGTACGGACGACTTCACCGCGGCACTCGCGGCGGTGTCGACGGCTGGAACGTACTACTACCACGTCAGCCCGAAGCACGCGCTCGTTGCCGTCACCGCGACGGACAACGGCATCGGCGAGCACTGCACGTCGATCGTGACGCAGGCTCTACCGGTCAACGGCAAGAACCAGATCGTCTGTTTCGGCCAAGTGGGGACGCAGGCGCAAGGCGCAGCCGTCACCACGTCAAGCTCGGTCAATACCGTGCGCGCGCGGTTCTTCTGGGCTGAGAACAACGATTATACGCCCGGCATGCTCGCCGCGCACCACGCGGGGGTCTTGCAGCTCGGTCACGAGAAGCACCCCAACTACAACTTCACCGGCTACGCAAACGACGCGGCGACTCCATACACGGTGCCGCCCCCGTTCAGTCGCAGCGACATTCCGACGTCTACCGAGATCGTCAGTGCCCTCAATGCGGGAATGAGCCCGGTCACGTTCAACTCGCTCGGGGCGCCTAGCCTCGTTCGCGAGATCACGAGCAAGAGCCTCGTTGCTGGAACGACGACGTACGATTTCCGATGTCGCGAAGGCAACCTCACCAGCGCGATTGACTTCGCATGGGACGACGTGATCGCTCCTCAGTTCGCCGCGCAGAAGCAGCAGAGCGTCGCCGCGGACCCTGTGCCAGGAGGCGTGCCGGTCGCCAACACGATGTACCCGACTGCGGTGCGAGCGTTGCTGATCGATGTGATCAACGACCTCAGCGGCGGCAACCCGCTCGGTCGGTACAACGGCCCGATCCTCAACCCCGAGACGGCAGCCGCACAGCGCGATTCGATCGTCGTGACGAAGATCCCGCAAGGTATTAGTGCCAGTGCGGATCTTCAGGCTGCCGAGCACTACCTGCGCGGCGAATTCACCATCCGCGAAACCAGCGCGGCTCAGTAACCAAAGGAGCACGCAATGGCCTCAGTTTCTTTGTACGACCAAATCTATTGCAGTAAGGACGGAAGCCTACTGCAAGAGTTGACCGAGATCGAACTCACGTTCGATGGTGACGATCAGGACGTCTTCACGATCGCCAAGGGGTTTGCTGGGCAGAGCCCGAGTCCCAAGAAGGTGATGTGTACGTTGACCAACGTCGTCCCCACGGATGGCCAAGAGGTAGACGCGTTCGAGGCCGCCTTGCTGAGCAAGAAGGTCAAGATGAAGTTCCAGTTCGGCGGATCCGGCAAGGCGCTGACGAGCGAGGGCTTCATCCGCAAACCGAAACTCAGCGCTGGCGTCGCCAAGACGGTGTCGCAGACGTTCGAGTTTCACGGCGGCGCCGGCACGTGGTCCTGACGCACAGCGGGGCTTCACGGCTCCGCTGACGCTACCGGTCAACCTATGAGCGCGCCCCCCGCTGACATTCACCCGGCGCGCTTGTTTCGCCTGCTCCTCGGAGCGCCGCGCCCTCGATTACCGATCACGTGGCACCTCGATGTCTGTCCCGATGTCCCGCTCTACGTGGTGGGCCTGAGGGGGCAAGAGGAACTCGCGGCCGTCGATGCCGCTGAGGGAATCGAGCCGAATGAATCGAGGGTGTCGCGCATCCTGTCGGAGTTGATCATACTGTCGTTGACGGCCGACGGCTCGCCCGTGTTTCGATCGGTCGACGAACTCGAAGGCCTATCGCTCGACGAGTTCGGCTCACTGGTCGTCGAGGTCAGTAACGCGCTCTCAATCATCTCCCCGTTCTACGCGCGACGTTCTGCCATCGATGCAATGGCGTGGGATGCCGCTCTCGAAAAGGGCGCGCAACACCCGACCAACGTGAATGAAACCGTGCTCCTCGCGCAAGCGGTAGAGCACGGGTTTTCACACAACACACCACGCCCCGATCTCTACTGGGGCGTGCCGCTGTGCCAGCTCACCGATGGACAACTGATGGCGTACCGCGCCGCACGCGAAGTGTACCGAAAGCTCACCAATGGCTAAGCCGACTCAGCAGAACAACGACCCGAACCGCAAGAGCCTGTTCGCGCAAGCGATTGACGAGCGCAAGGCGTCGCGCGTCGTCGAGGGCTTCGACGTGTCGGGGCTCTTCGGCCTCGCCGATAAGCCGATCCCGCATATCGGTTGCCGCGTCCCGACCAAGGGGGAACAAGACCGCGCGATCATCGCCGCTCACAAGTACATCGCGGAGATCGCCGCCAACGCGGGTGCGGGTGCCGAGTCTGCGAAAGCGGATCGCGACCTCACGCAAGATGCCAAGACGGCTGCCGCGATCTTCGAATGCTTCCGCGAGATGGTGCCCGACCCCGACGATCCCAAGAAGTGGATCCACGCGGACTGGCCGGCGTTCCCCTCGCATCGATGGGCAATCGAGAACCTCACCCCCGAGCAGATCGCCGTCCTGCTCAACCTGGCGAACGAGTTCCGCGCCAAACAAGCGCCCTCCCCCATCGGCCTCGATGAGGATACCGTCGAGGACTACATCGCGGTTTGCGTCAATGCAGAAAACCCCGAGTACCTGCTCGTCGGGTTGTCGCGCGAGTACCTCGTCCAACTTCAGATCCTCACGTCGCACCAGGTGAAAGCCTCACGCAATGAGGTGACGCGCCTCGCTGACGAGTTAGCGCTGCTCAAAGCGCGCCTTGGCGTCGACGAGGACATCACCATCACCGTCGACGGATGGACCGGTGCCGGCATTCGCTACACGCCACCGGACTCCGCCGCAGAGGCCGCCGTAGGCGCGACTCAGCGCTACGTGATCGGTTGCCAGGACCCTGACGGGTTCATGCACTACGGGCCCCGCGTAGGTGCCTTCCTGGCTGTTCTCGACCATGCGCCGAGCGCTGCCGAGATCCGCGCCGTGCTCGATGCGGCCATCGCTGGCGACGTCGACACCATGGGCCTGCTCTCGCTCTCGCCTGCTACTGAGTCCGTCGAGTAGCGCCACCTTCCCGCGCGAGTAACCCGCTATGCCCGTCATCGTCGATATCACTGAAGTGCTAGCGATGACGAAAGCCGCCGTGCGTTCGCTCAATGGCGTCGGCGTGGCGATGAAGAAGACGCTCGACAAGGCCGCCAAAGAAGAGCGGCGTACTCACGAGTACAACAACATCACGCATCGACTCGAAAACTCGACGTTCGCGCTTGGGCCGTTCGGCTCAGGCGACAACGTGGAAGTCGAGTACGGCGCTCGCATGGACTACGCCTCCAACGTTGAAGACCGTGGCCGGTCCAACGTGTCGAAGATCGGCGACCAGGCGGCCGTCGAGTTGGACTACTACTTCGATAGCGAAGCGCAGCGGATCGGTGGGATGTAACCGTGGCTGATATCCGCTATCACTTCGTCAGTACCGGCGCCGATTCTGTCGCTGGTCAGTTCCTCTCGATTGCGGACGCCGCCAAGCGCTCGAAGAAAGCCGCTGAGGAATCGTCGAGCGCGGTCGACAAGGCCTCGCGCAAGGCGTCCAGTGGAGCCGGCGCGGGAGCCGCGGGCGGTGGTGGTAGTCGCGGGGCAAGCCATTCCGAGAAGCTGGCGCTACGTGTCGCCGCAGATCAGGACCGAGCCGCAAAGCGTGGCGCCGATGCTCAGGTGCGCGAGTCCAAGCGGGCCGCTACCGAACAGGGCAAGGCTGCGCAGTACGTTGCGAAGATTCGAGACAAGCACTTCGCCGACGAGCAGAAGAGCGGCGAGCGCGCAGCCAAGCGTACCGCTGACGCACAGGCGCGCGAGAGCAAGCGCACTGCCGCAGAGCAGGCCAGGAGCGCCGCCTACGTCGCAAAGATCAAGGATCGCCACTTCGCTACGGAGCAGAAGAACAGCGAACGACTTGAGGCGCGCAAGGCGCGTGAACTTGCCGCCAATCAACGGATTCATACCCGGAACCAAGATGCGTTCCGTAGCGGCAATGAGGCCGCTGCCGAGAAGCGATCCGACGTCCGCAAGGCGCAGGCTGGCAATCTCGTCAGAAGCGGCGCTGCCGCTGCCGCAGGACTTGGGCTCGCGTCGCTTGGTGTCGTTGGTCAAGCCGCGCGAGAGGCTGTCCAACTTCGCGATACGGCGAACAGGATCAGTATCGGCGCGCGCGGCGCTGGTCAGGCTGGAGTCGACCCCGCCGTGCTCGCTCGCGAGTTCCAGCGAGCCGCGATCAACTCCCCAGGCGTCAAGGCTACCGACGTCGCCGCCGGCACGGCATCATTCGTTGCCAAGACCGGCGACCTTGACGCAGCTCGTCGGTTTGCGCCGACGTTTGCGACCGTAGCCAGCGCGACCGGTTCAAGCGTTGAAGACATCGCGGGCGCTGCATCGGACATCTTTCAGAAGTTCGATATCACCGGCGTCGAGGAGATGCAGACCGCGCTCGCGGCGCTCACCTTCCAGGGAAAGAGCGGCGCCTTTGAACTGAAAGACGCCGCGTCACAGTTCGCGAAGATGTCCTCTGCCGCGTCGCGCTTCGGCTTGTCCAAGGGCGCCAATGGGCTCAAGACTCTCGGCGGTCTCTCGCAGATCGCACAGTCCGCCACAGGCTCGCCCGAGAAAACCGCCACGTCGGTTAGTGCCATGTTTCGCCAGCTTGTAATGAAGTCGGCCAAACTCAAAAGCCAGGGCGTCCAAGTGTTCGAGAAGGGCTCGCATGACACCAAGACGAGGGACATTCAGGACATCCTCGTAGAGACGATCTCGAAGAACAAGGGCAGCCTACCGAAACTCCAAGACATCTTCGGTGACGAGGGTATCAGCGCGGTGACGCCTCTAATCTCGAAGTACAACGAGGCCGCTGGTGCGGTAAAGGGTAAGGACGGCGGTAAGGCGACCGAGGCCGAGAAGACGGCGGCTGGTATCCTCGCATTGCGGGAAGCGCTCGCCAAGGCAATCGATGCCCCAGGCGATTGGGCTGAGGTCGTCAAGGACGGGGCACAAGCGCAGGCCAGTTCAGGCGCGCAACTCGATGCAGCGTGGGAGCAACTCAAGACGACGGTCTCTGACAAGGTTATCCCTGGATTGCTGCCACTTATCCCATCGATCACACGCCTCGCGAACGATGGCATCGGCCCCATGATTGGCGTTTTCAAGTCGCTGGTCGGGGCTGGTGAAGATGTCCTGAGCGTCCTCAAGTGGATCGGCTTGGTTCATCCGAAGGTGCTCACGCCTACCGAGCAACTCGACAAGGCAAAGAGCGACCTCGCGACGTTCCGCGAAAAGTACGACAGTCGCAATCACCTCGCGACGCCCGAGGAAACGAAGGAAAAGCTTCGGCTCGAAAAGGCCGTCGCGGACGCCACAGTAGGAGCGAAAGCGCCGACGACTCACGAGGAGTTCGTCGCAGCCTATTCCGCCGCGGGGCGCGAAGGCGGCAACGACAAGATCAAGAAAACGCTGGCATCGGCGATCGCCAGTAGCGTCGAAAAGAACCCGACGGGGACCGCCCACCCGCTGGGAGAAACCGACGCACAGACGGACGTGCGAGAGCGCTATCAGAAGCAATTGACCGGCGCCAATGGTTCAGGCGGCTCTGGCGCTGGCGCTGCCCCCGCGGTCGACGCCAGCGGCGTAACAGCGTTCAACGCTGCCGCTGCCGCTGCCGCTGCGAACCTGGACAAGATCGCCAAAGCAGGCGCCCCGTCCGTCATCAGTGGCGCCCAACTAGGACCGTGACGTCACGACGTCTTGCGCCCAGGCTATCCGTGTGCAACACATGACGACACAACGTCAACTGCACATGAATATCAGGGGCCACGATGTCGTCGGCGAATCACAGCGAAGGTCAGCGCTCGCTTGACTTTAGCGCAGTTCCGGTTGTTGCTGACAAGCGATGCCGGAAGTGCAAAGGCGTCAAGCCTGTTGACAAGTTCTGTAAAAACAGAAGGATGTCCGACGGGCTCAATCCTGTATGTAAAGCCTGCGCATCGGCAAGGGCCAAAGCTGGCTACGGTTCAAACCCTGAACCGCAGAAAAATCGATCTGCCCAATACAGGGTTAACAACCGTGACAAGGTGCTCGCCTATTTTGTAAATGGGCGCCGCGATGAGCCGGAGCGTTTTCGCGAATATGAGCGTCGTCACAAGGAGAAGCATGGCGACCGTATCGCAGCGCGCAGGCGCGCTGCGTACTGGAAAGACCCGGTCGGATTCATGGCCGCGCAGAACGCGTACCGCGAAGCCAACCTGGAGCGATTCCTGATTACGCATAGGGCAGCGTGCAAGAAGTACGACGCTAGCCATCATGCGGAAAAGATGGAGCGTGGCCGTAGGCGTCGCGCACGCATTCGCCAGGCGACGGCGGTCTATATATCGAAGGCCGACCTACGCGCTCGCGTGGAAGCGCTAGGTAACCGGTGCGTTTACTGCGCGGCTCCGTGGGAGCACATTGACCACGTCAAGCCTATCGCGCGTGGCGGTCCGCACTGTCTGTCGAACCTGCGCCCCGCGTGTCGCATCTGCAATCAAAGCAAGTCGTCGATGCCTCATCTTCTGTGGCTCGCCAAGTTCCCGCGACCGTCGCCGTTGCCTCTGCCGTAACTAGGACCGTGACCCCATGGCAACTCCTGAAGACATCATCGCCGGTCTTCCGGAGTTGTCGTGGCGCAGTCTCACGGCTCCATGTAACTACGCGCATTTCGACGTCTCGATCTCCCAGGCCGAGCGTCGCTACCCGTACATCGATGGGGCGGGTCACGACAACACGGGCGTCGATCCGATCAAGTTCTCGGTCCTGCTCTACTTCATCAACACGGTAGAGCCCGATAGCTTCCCAGGCAATTGGGAGTTGTGGCGCGACGCGCTGCTCGACGGCTCGTCGGGCGACCTCGATCATCCCATCCTCGGCATCGTTCGCGCTCGCGTGCTTTCGTGGCACGTCGAGTTTACCGCGATGGCACGCGCTGGCGTGGTCGTCTCGGTCAACTTCACGCAAACCCGCGACGACCTCGACAACGAGGTAACGTTCACCCCCGCGGACATCGTTCTCGACACGGCGGCAAAGCAGGCTGACAGCGAGTGCGCGAAGTTTGGGATCTACTACCCGACGGGCAAGAACAACCTATCGCTATCGGGCGCGATCGGCGCATTCAAGGGCGCGATCTTCTCAGCGAGTCTCACGGTCGGCGGGGCCATCAATCAGGTGATGGGCAACGTCGGCAAGATGATTCAGGACATCGACGATCTCGACGATCCTACGACGTGGCCCGCGCACGACATGTTGACCCAGGTCTATTCAGGCCTCGTCGACTTGAGCGTAGCGGCTCAACAGATCGTCGCGCGGTCGGTCGGTAGCCGAGTGGTATCCAGCGATACGACACTCGACGCATTCGCGGCCTCTACGAACAACCTGACGTCAGACATCATGGGCCTGAACGTTCAAGCGTTGCGGTCTCCTATCGTCGTCAAGGGCACGAAGCTGTTCTACTACTCGGGCAAGTAACGCAATGAGTGAGAAGAACCGCGCCGTAGTCCGCGTCCAGTTCGGCGACGGTTCGCACCTCGAACAGTTCACGTCGTTTCGGTTGCATGACGCGTTCACAGATCCGCTTGGGTCCTACAGCTTCGAGACGCGTCCGCTGCCAAAGAGCCGCAAGGACTACCGCGTCAAACTCCAGCGTGGCAACCTCGTCACTGTCAAGATCAACGGCATCGCGCAAGGCACCTACCTGATCACCACGTCAAAGCGCAAGTACGGGCGCGACGGGGCGATCTACTCGGTCGAGTGCAAGAGCGTGTTGGCGACCCCTTACGAGGGCAGCGTTGACCCGAAGCTCAACCTGAGCGCAGACACCGACACGCCGATCTCGTCGCTGGTCCTCAAAGCGCTGGCGCCTTACGGATTCAAAACGATTCGCGGCGACGGCAACGTCAACAGATCCGCAATCTCAGGCAGAGACATCACGGGCGCGCTGCCGCCGATCCTGCTCAAGGTTTTCAAAGCGAAGGAACTCAAAGCCGAGGACGGCGAGACGGCCTACGGGTTCTGCTCGCGCATCTTCTCGCGCCTCGGCGTCTGCCTACGCGTCAACGCACAAGGCGAACTGATCCTCGAAGCGCCGGACTACGCGCAGCACCCCACGAACACGATCGTCTCAGCGCATGCCACAGGCATCCGCGGAGACTACCTGCTTGACGGTTGGGAATACACCGAGACGAACGACGGGCAATTCAGCGAGTGCGTCGTCAAGGGCAATCAGACGAACCCCGACGACACGTCAACGATCCTTCCATACGCTCGCGTCATCACCAGCACGGCAACCGGCTACGCGGACACGCAAGCATACGCCGACAAGATGAGCACGGGGAAGATCAAGGCTGTGCCGTACGGCGCCAAGCGCGCAAACTACTCCTCGACTGCCGCAGCGTTCAAGCCGTTGATCATCCATGACAAGAACTCTCGCGACGCAGTACGCGCCAAGTCGGTAGCGATGCTCTCGCTCGGCATCCGCGCTCGCAATGCCGTGACGGTGACCGGCACACTGGACGGCATGATCAGTTCCACGGGGCGCATCTGGGGGATCAACACCGTGACGCGCCTAGTCCTCGAAGACGAGGAGATTGACGAGCCGTGGTGGATCTCCGAGCGCACGTTTGAACTGTCGCGCGACGGCGGACAGACGACGTCGTTGACCCTGCTTCCCTTGGGCGCGCTGGTACTCGGCGAGGTGCCGTCATGATCCTCCCCACCTACTCGGCGTTCCGCACAGCGTTCGCCGTGGACCCCACGATCCTCGATGCGGCTGGCGCTCCCCTCTGGACGACCGCGCTACTGCGGACCAACGCGTTCGCATCGTTGACGGGTATCGCTACCCCGGTTGCCGCATTCCCAGTTACGGTAACGTGCAACGGTGGTGCGGCTGACGGTGGTGCGGCGTTCGACTGGTACTTGTCACAGCGTACTGACGTTGTCGCAAAGCAGTACCTCGTGATAGCTCAACTCTCGCCAGCGCACAGCGGCAGCGTTGTCATTTGGATAACGGCTCTGGCCTTGTCCGTGCTGGATATCCCCGCGATCAACTCGCCGATAAACGAGGAGCAACTGACGCATCTCTTTCGGGATGTGACGCTCTACTGCCAGCGTCGGTCCGACAAGTCGATCCAACTCGCGCAACTCCTCCACACTACCCTCGGGTAACCTCATGGCCAGAACCAATACGCTCTTCGGTCGCGCGAACGTTCTCCAATCGGAGCACAAGGGCGGCGAGGTCCGACTCACGATCGGCGATGCGCAGACCGACGAAGGCGAAGCGCAGTCGATGCCCATGTGGGGGCTGCCGGGGTTCGTCAGTATGCCTGACGCGCACGACGAGAACGGCGCCTGCCAGGTGCTCTACCTCGATGATGGCCCGCACAGGATCGGCGTGGCGTTCAGGGATAACCGGTACGCCGACAAGTCAGGCGCGCCCAAGCCGGGCGACCGCATGATCACGTCGAGCGGCAACGCGCGATTCCTGATAAAGCGCACCGACGACTCGACGACGATGTACACAGCCAACGAGCCCGACGGCGGCAGCTCGATGATCATTACGCAAAACGGCAAGAGCGGCGAGACGGTGATCGTCAACGGGCCCGCCATGTTCCGCATGAAAACGGACGAGATCGTGATGACTGTCGGCGGGTCCTCAATCACGATCGACGCTGGCGGGATCACGATGTTCGGCCCGCACATCGCGCTCAATAGCAGTTCCGGCAACCTCGGCAGCATGGGCCTGATTCCTCCGCCTCAAGGACTCAGCAGCCTACTCGCCGGACCGTCTGGCATGGTGGGCGCGCCGTCGCTGCGGTGGACGGTAATGCTCGTGTTCGTATTCGTGATGAATCTCGCGCGGATGATGCTCGAACTCCGCGGTGGCTATTCCGCGGGCGCGTGACCCGTGTCGTTGTGCAACTTCACGCTCCCGACGATTCCAGCGCTTCCGGGGCTGCCGTCGCTGCCGACGCTGAAGCTGCCCGACCTATCGTTCTCGATTGACCTCGGGTTCGCGCTACCGACGTTCGCTTTCGCGATCCCGTCGCTACCTGGGTTGCCATCGCTACCGACGCTGAAACTGCCGGACTTTGGCTTCAACATTGACCTCGGGTTCGCGCTACCGACGTTCTTCTTCGCGATCCCGGCGCTGCCTGGACTGCCTGGACTCCCGACGTTGAAGCTGCCCACGTTCTCGCTCCCGTCGTGTCCGCTCGACTGATCCGGTGACCCAATGGCAGTTGACCATACCCACGTAACGATCTCTTCGTCAGGCGTCGCGACTACCCCTGCGGGTTCCGTCTGCTCGACCAAGTACACGCTACTCCTCGCGCGCGCGACGGCGCAACTTGTCAAGTTCTCGCAAGCGATCCCTGTTGGCGCTGAAGCCGTGCCGATGCTTCAAGGGCTCGCCGACATCGCGAACGATGATGGCGACTTCTTCGCGGCAGCGTTCGACGACGCGATCGCGACTGCATTTGCGTCGGGCTTTGCCGCCGCGATCGCGCTCGTCAAGGCACGCGTTCCTAGCTCGCTTGGCGGACTGCAACGCATCCCGGATCCTGTGGTGGCGGGCGGACTCACGGACTCGACCGGAGGCGCCGAGATCGCGCTCGACATCAGTTGAGCGGCCTAGGCGTTGACCCGCTCGGGGTGAGCTACCTCGGGATCGCGTTGCCGGCGCTCACTGCACAGGCGAAGTCGGCCATCTCGTCGAGCCGATCCATTGACGCTGACGGGCGCTACGTGCTGACCGACGAGGGCGGCTTTGATGGCATGCCCGACGTCAAGCAGCGGGTCCTGCTCCTCGTGAGTTTTGGCGCTGGCCCTAACCCCGCGTTCACGGACGAGCGGTCAAGAAATGCCGTTGCTCGCAACGTGCGGGCTGCCCTGCTCCCCTTGAGCGGTGGCAAAGAACCGTTGATTGAGATCCAGGCGGTCAACGTGACTCGCTCCGGCCCCGGCACGTTGAAGCGAGAGATCATCTTCCGCGAACTGACGAACGACGTCACGCACACGATTGAGGCCTAGCACCCCATGGCATCCTCGCTACCTACCGTGGGCGTCCCGGCGTACCCGACGCCGAGCGAGATCCGAAACTCGCTTCTTCGCACGGTCCAATTCGCCTATGCGCAGGTAGGCCTGACGGCCAACATCCCCCTCGGGTCCGATCTCTACATCCGGTTCGACGCTCTCTCGAAGCGTATCAGCGTCGCGCTCGCGAACAACCAGATCGCGCGCTCCGACTACTCGCCGCTCACCGCGGTAGGGGATGCGCTGATTGATCTGCTGTACGTGTTCGGTGTCCCCGAGCGCCCCGCAGAAAAGGCGACTGGATACGTCACCGTCAAGACCACGGCCGCGTGTACGATCCCCGCAGACTACCAGTGTACAGGCCCCACTGGAACCAAGTACGTCACGACAGGGATCACGCTTGGCGCGATCACTGGTACGCAGGTTCAAGTCTCAGCCACGGAGGCAGGACTCGAAGGTAACCTCGCGGCTACCTCAACCGTCACGTGGGACTCAGCGCAGGTTGGGCAGCTCTCCCAGATTGCCACGGTCGCGTCCGGCGGGATCGACGGCGGGGCCGACGCTGACGACGAGGAAGCCAAGCGGCGGCGGCTGATTGATCGGATCGCATTCCCCGCGGCTGGCGGCAACGTCAATCAGGTCCGCACGTGGGCCGAGGATGCGTCGGCCGCTGTCCTGGTGGCCTTCGTTTATGCGGCCGTGCGTGGCCCTGGTAGTTACGACGTCGCGCTCGTCGGCTCCTCGGGTGACGGCGTCCTGACGACCGCCACGACGGCGATCATTGCAGCGCGCATCCTGGCGCAGATGCCAGGCCACGCCTCACTGAGCGTCACGTCGGTTACGAGCCAGCTCATCGACATGGTGATCTCACTCGCGCTACCGCTCCCCGTGGCGGCTGGCGGGTCCGGCGGCGGTTGGCGCGACGCGAGCCCGTGGCCCACTGAAGATACCAAGGTGACCGCCTACAGCGCCACCACGGGCATCGCGACCGTCAACAGCACCGCCACTCCCACAGCTGGCAACCAGATTGGAATCTGGGATCCCACGTACATCAACGACGACCTGACGACCGGCAAGATGGTCGAGTACACCATCCTCGGCGTTCCTGCGGTTGGCGGTGGCGCGGGTGCGTGGACGTTCGCTGTACAGGGTGGGTTCAACGTGACGCCGCTTGGTGCCTACGTGAGCGCTGGGGCGGTTAACCTCATTGGGTACGCGGACGCCATTGCGGCAAAGATTCGCGCGTTGGGCCCGGGGGAGAAGACGACCTCGGTTGACATTATGCCTCGCGGTAGGCGCCAACCTGGGATCGAGATCAGCTACCCCAACGGGCTCACGAACAAGCTGCTCGATGCTGTGGATGGCACGTTCACAGAGGTTGAGGATATCGCCTACACGCTACGGGTGAAGACCGGAACCGCTACGGCGATCACGTCCCCCGAAGTGCCAGCGACAACCGCGGATCCGCCGAACCGGCTGACGCTCAAATACCTCGCATTCAGGAAGGCGTGAGTTTGATCCACGACGGCGACAACTCGAACACGTTGCCGTCGTGGTCAACGATCACGGTCACCGCGTCAACGCGTCCGTCCTTGCCGCGGTAGGATTTCCCCTCCACGTCTGCGCGCGCAGCATCTACGTCGACGTAGTACCCGACGACCTCAGTGCCTTGCGCCGTGTCGGTCGGGTTGATGGTGGCTTTATGCACCGTGCGAGGCGCCGTCTTCTCCAGCGCCTCAATACGATTGACCAGCCTACGAAGCCGGTCGTCGACCGAGCCCTCGCAATAGTCGCTGTGATTGTCGTCGGGAGTGCGATCGCCGCATGCGCCGCACGTAAATGAGCCGCTTCTCATGGGTGGCACCATAGCACTTTTTCAAGGAAATGTATGACGACTCCGCGCGACATCAACACCTACGGCGGCGTCTTCCTCGATCAGACACCCGTCCAAAACCCCACGACTCAACAGAGCGCCGCGTTCGCCAATCGGGCCAACGAGGATCTCGCGCAGTTGACGCGTACCACTACCAAGGCGCGGGTCACCTTCATTCCTGTAGCGGCCGCGGGCCCCGTCGTCGTCGACGCGCTGACGATCACAATCGCCTCACACTACGGGTCAGGCTCGGCACAAAAGCCCGTCATCACGAAGACGGCTACCGGCATCTACAGCGCGGTATTCCCCGCATCGGCGATCGACTCACTCGCAGTGACGGAGACCGTGTCATTCGTTGACGGCGACGCTGCCGTGCGAGGTCCGACCAACGGCAGCGCACGCGTGTTCTCGATCGCGACGAACACGATCGTGGTCTACGTGTACGACGCAGCGGGCGCCCTCGCAGATCTCACGCTCGACACCATCGTACTGAGGGCGGAGTAAGCCGTGGCCTTCGGTGGCTACGGGGGATACCCCAAAACGTTCGACGGTGGCAAGAGCGATTTTGAGATCGAACACGCCGCGCTGCTCGACGCGCTCGCCGATGGGTACGATAAGAGTTACGGAACCGCCAACTGGGCAGAACTGTACGCGCTCGCGCTCGGCACAGCGATGGTGTGGGCGATCAACAAGCGGCTCGTCAATCAGTCGGTCCCGGAGCGCATGCTCGAATCGCTCCCCGATTGGGAGTCGGTCTGCAAGCTGCGTCCTATCCCAGGGGATAGCGTCCAGGTTCGACGCGCTCGTGTAGCGGCAAAGCTACTCGGCGTTGCCAGCAACACGCTCTCTGGAATGTACGACGCGTGCGCGGCGCAGCTCGGTGCGCTGTTCGTCGAGCTGCGTACCGTCGTACCAGCGGATGAGATCGCGTACTGGCCTGGCATCTACCCCGGGCCACCTGGGTACGAATGGTCGAGCAACCGATGCGTTATCGCCGTGGTGGTCACTCAGGGCGCAGAGGATGACAACGCGTTCCACCTTGCGATTGAGCGGACGTTCCAGATGCTCGACGCGATGGCGCCCGCGTGGATGACGTTTCAAGTCGGCACCGGTTCGAGCGGATTCATCTGCGGGCAAGGCATCGTCGGACTCACGCTCCTGTAGTGGAACAAGGAATCAACCATGCTCACGAACCCGAAGCCCGCCGGCTGGACGGACAACGTCGACACGATCACCGCGACGCAGATCGGATCGATCGCGACGCAGCTCCCCAACGCGCTCGACGCGATCGGCGGGGGCACGTACGCGCCGACGGCTGACATTGCGCTATCGGCGGGCGGTGGCGATCTCAATCTGAACTGCGACGTAAACCACGGCGGGACCAGCACCACGGCGTTCGGCGCGGCCACGACGCTTACGCTTGCCGGTGCGACCGGGATCAGTGGCGCGGCCACCATCACGGGCTCGCTCACTGCGGGGGCCGGCATTTCATACAGCGTGTCATCGCGCTCTGAAACGCGCGTAGCAACCGGGTTGCTATACATCCCGTCGCTTGGCGTGGTAGGTATCAACGACGGCACGTTTACGCTTCCGACCAACAACGTTGACATCCAGGAACTCGACATCCCGCACGGCGTAAGGCTGACGTCAGTGACAACGTGGATCGATCCGCCGAACGACGGCGTGCTCCCGGGCACGCGCCCGAAACTCAAGGTCGTGAAGGTGAATCAAACGACCGGCGTGTCTACGACGATCTGGGCAGAGACGACCGACCCAACAGCGGTTCTCGCCGACTATGAGGCCCATCACTCATTCTCTGCGACCGGCGCAGATGAGACCATCGACCGCACCCTGTACAGTTACTATGCGCAGGTTACCGGCGAGTCTGGCGCGGACGCTACGACGGTGCCGTGGTTCGGGTGCTCATATACCTACACGCGGTTGAAGATCGGTGAGGACTGATGACCGTCGCCACTGATCCCACGTATCCAGTCGCTGACGACCTCATCACGCTCTCCCTCTCGGCGCCCATTGGCAACGCCGTGCAGGGGGAGCTGACGTCGGTCCCTACCGAGTCCGCTCTCACGGTGGGGCTCCTGCTCGACGACGCGACCGGGCTCCCGATCGCCACGTTCACCCCTGACGTGGCTGGCGCTTACGGCGTCTCGGTCCACGACTACCTGACGTCGACGCGCGTCCCCTCCTACTTTGGGGATCCCGCGGGCGGATCGGTGAGCCTGTACAAAAACACGGAGACCGCCACCGTCTACGTGGGCGTCGTCGAGGAGTTGCCGATCGTCACCCTACAGGGACACGGCGCAACGCTGCAACTCACCGTCACGAATGCCACCGTGCGGGCCGCTGAGTTGGTCTCCCCGCTCTCCGACGTGAGCCGCAAGGCCCTCATCGACACGGCCGTAGTGGCTGCGCTGACGGCGCTCGTCGGTGTCGCCGTGGCGTCGATCGACGTTGGGTTCGTGGCTGACGTGGTGGCGCTCCGGAATGCCTATGAGAATCACCGCGTCCAAGTGACTGGCTCTATTCATTACGGCGCCGACTCGACCAACGTCGCACGCAGGGAAACGCCGTCGTCGATTGAAGCGGCGATCGCCACGCTCAATGACCTGTACGACGTGATCGGCTTGCACCAGACGCAGGGGCCTGCGGGCGGCACGTGGCACGCGAACGACGACGGGATCAACAACATCGTTACCGCGAGGGCCAAGTCACTCGGGCAGGCGACCGTAACCAAGTCCGACCTCCGCGAACGATGCTTTGAGAGGCACCGGGTACAGGTTGGGGCCGCTGCTCTACAGGTGCATGGTGCGGCCGACAATACGCTGGCCAGCATCATGGCAGCGCCGCTAACGCTACCGGCGCTCATCGTCGCATTCCTGGACGCGATCGTGGCGGAGTCAACTGCGACGCCTGCGGGCGAGCAGACCGGCGCGGTCGCCATCGAGCACGGTTTCGGGTTCAGTCCTCGCTAAGGAACGCAACAGGCGACCACGATACCGTTGATTGATGACCCGTCCCCGTAGCACTCCCCGATCTTGGGCCCTACTGGGAGCGGGCCACAGTTCATCGGGACCGTGCCCGCCGGGATGCCTGGGATCCCTGACTTGCAGAACTCTACCGCAGCAGGCATCGAGGCAACGCTCGTGCAAACGCAGACGTGAGCAACGGCGTCGCACGTGAACTCGGGGCGCTCTTGACTAAGCCCGTCAAGACACCCGCCGCAGTCGAGCGCATCGCCGCATCCGTCGTCGGGGAACGTCCCACACGCCTTCGCGTCGCACTTCGTCGGCACGCAAGCCATGCCGCCTCCCGCTCCGCCGGTGCCACTCGCTGAGCTGCTCGACGATGACGTTGCTCCCGTCGTCGAGGCAGTCGCGCTAGCGTCTCCCCCTGCTCCCGTGGTGACGGAGCTGCTCGACGTGGAGCCGCTGCCCCCGGCACCACCTGAACCGGTGCCAGCGTCGCACGGTACATCGCGCTCGATCACGATGACCAGCGGCGACGTGGCGGCAGTGTCATCGCCCCCGCAACCGGTCGCAATCGATCCAGAAGCAAGAGCAACCAGCGCGATGAGCATCCCCCGGTAGGTCATGGCCTACATGGTAAGGCAGATCCCGGCAGGCCGCCAGAGGGAACGGCCGTTCAGTGGATGCACTTCTATTCCGCCACCACGTCCTGCGGCTTTCGGTACGGCCTGAACCCCGACCACGTAACCGCGCATCGAGGATCGCCTGCTCCTTTGCCGCCCGCGCCGATCACAAGCGTCGCCCCCTGGCGAACAACGATCCGCCCGCCGTGTACATCAAGCGGCGATAGTGGCGATCCCGCCAGCGCCCACGCCCTTGACTCCGCGTCGCCAGCGGCAGCAAACACGTCGCCCTGGCAACCAGGCCCCGCGTGAAGGTCAGTTACCACGAACGGCCCCTTGACGACCGTCGCGCACCATGCGGACCCAAGCCCGAACGGTGAATCGCACGATACGTGCGAAGGGTTGAGCGCGGGCGACGTGAAGCCGCTCTCGATGCGATCCGCATCCGTGTCAGCGGTCAGCGAACGGCTTGGGCCGGTTGATGCTTGGACAGCGGCAAGTCGCGCGCTTGGTTTCTCATCACGGTCCACGCTCTTCTCGGCGACGGCCTTACTCGCCGCGACCTTCCCATTTCGAGCGGACGGCATGGCCTTCGCTTCATCGAGGATGATCCTCGTCACTTCCAGCACGGGCTCCATGTACTCAGCGGCCCCCGGGATCTCGCCGACGAACTTGAGAACGAGGGCGAACTTCTTGAGCTGCTCCGGCGAGTTCGCTGCCGCTCCATGGAGCACCTTGTCCCTCCCCTCGTCTTGCTTCCCCTCGATGAAGAGGATCACCCCGTCGGTAAGATCGGGGCATCCCCGGATCCCAGCGTTCGTGCATTTGTCGACGATCGGATCCTTGATGAGGAACCCGACGCTGCCAGAGCACGCGGTCAATGAGAGTGCGGCGACAAGGCCGATGGATCGCATCATGTTGGCGACGTTACAGCGTCCTCCCGCCGCGCGTCAAGCCAGCGCGGCTCTCAGTGTCGCGACAGGTTCGCGCAGACCAGACACCCGGCCATCGACACCATCGGCAGAATCACGAACAGAATCACGACGAACCAGAACGCCGTCGAGCACCCGCTTGGCGCTGACTGAACGATCACCGTCGGCGGCTGTTGCTGCGGCGGGTACTGCCACTGCTGTCGGTTCGGATCCCATCCCGGAGGCTGTTGCATCCGGCGAGGCTACGACACGGATCTACCGCCGGTCAACCGGCTCTTCGTTTCGTGGGAACGTCCGGCCCAAGCCCGAGAGCCGCACGCACCAACCCGCGCAGGACGGCCGCCGCAGATAGAGCGTCGGGTGTTCCGGCAGCTTCTTCACTCTTCCGTCTCACGTAGGCGTCAAAAGCGTCGGCTTCGTCGTCGGGGAGACGGACCTGATACGCGCGCGGCCGTTCGATTTTTGATGGGCGCCCAGAGCGTCCAATTTTCCCTGCCATTGGAGGACCATACGGCGTCGACTTGCACAAGGCAACCCGTAGCATTTTGTTCTTGCCACGGGTTGCCACGCCGTTCATACTGCCAATGCCGCCAACGAAACGGCCCCCGCGACGCTTGCCGGCGTCCGAGGGCCACGGCCGAACCCCGATTCCGCGAGGTCCAACATGCCCACCGTAATCCGCGCCCACGCGCCGATCAAGTCCCACGTCCTCCAGTTCGATCCGCTCGGTCGTCTCGCCGACGCAGCGATCGCGACGGCTACCCGCGATGTCGAAGCTGGGAAGGCCCTGCTCGGCAGCGCTCGCGAGGGCTGCCAGCTCGACGCGGTTCGTGCTCTCACTGCC